TGCATCATTTGTAGTTTGAGAGATCTGCTCGGCCGTTGCGACCTTAGGACCACCCGAAAGAACTAAAGTTAATTTAGCTTTAAGTTCTTCATAGGTTTTGAATTCGCTTGGTCCAACTTTCTCTTGTAAAGAATGTTGTTTAGCCCAAACGCCTTCAATTATCTCATCACTACTATCAATAGGTGAGGCTTTATCAAATTCACTTTTATCATAATTACGATAGCCTTCTACCTGTCGAATCTTTAATTTGAAGTTCGCTCCTTCCCAAAAGTCAAAAGGATTGACTGGATTTTCGTCTTCAAATTGTGGTTGCATAACATCTTTAATCTTGTCAAAGATTTTCTTGCCAAACTTGTAGTAATATACATTACCTACTGTGTCCGGATTGGATTTGTCTTCAACGACTTGAATGTTAGCCCAATAATTAAGGCGCCTCTTTTGCTTACGTGCAATATCCTTATTAGCTTCAACACCAGAGTTCCAAAGTTCGGAATTTAATTCTGATACTGGATCTTGCTTGTTTAAAGTTGTAAGTGAATTTTCGATATACCATTTCCCGGTTGGTCCTTGGAATCCATGATTCCACATTCTAACCCACGGCATATCTTCGCCTTGAGGTGCAGGCAAGAATCTAATAACGGCGTAACCGTTACCTGCCTTGTCTACTGTTGGTTTCCATTCCCGCTCATCTTGTTTTTTATAAGACTGGGGGTTTGAGATTTTTTCGACTTCCTTCATTAAGTTGTCGAAGTTGCCTCTTTGTTTTCTGAGGTCTGAAAGTGTATTAAACGACATATTAGTTCTCCTGTGTATTGCGTTGTATTACGTTATATTTTCGTTGTATTAGAACTATTTCTAGCTCTAGCAATGTTATTTATAAGAGTTTGATGCTTGTCTGCCAGTGAAATGGTATTACTCATTACAAACGGTTGGTACCTTTTAACCAATAAACATGTATCTCCTATTATTAAATCATCTATGTAATCATCTATAAAAGGTAGTATTTGATTTAATATAACAACGCTTTCTATTGCTATATGTTTACCTAATAGTAGCCTTATTTCTACTGGATGATCATTATTAGTCCCCATAAGTTTTTCTTCAGAATTTAATATCATTTCTAAATCTTGTCCAAACGTATAACTAATTCTATCTCTTCTAGCTTCCCATGCTTTAAATGTTTGGTGGCTTTCTATACCATAAGGCATGCCACATTTTTTCTCTCCTGCTGCTGCATTAGCAACAGACAATGCTACGAACTCTTCTTTCTTATATTTGTCGCACACCATTTTAAACATGCCTGTCATTCCTATTTTAGCATCAAATTTGTGTTGTGGAATGGCAATTGCTCTACCATATTTGTACCTGTCCTTAAACATATTAGGATATTTCTTTTGATCATACTTACCCCAAAAATGATTTTTAACAGCTATATGAATTTTGTATGCTTCTAGGGGTTCCATTCATACATCTGCCAATAATAAACATATTTAGGCCATACTACTTTTGTATCTCTTTCTTTGACACATTTATAACCCACACTTTCTAAAATTTCTTTAACTGTTCCGGCAGATAGTTTGTGCCAATATTTAATAGGGTTGCTCATAGCTGTTGATCTGCCTAAAACTTTATTCTCATATTCATATGGTGCTACCCCATCTTCATCAACGTCTATATTTGATATAATAATTCTTTTAGGTGTAGAATAATTAACTATCATTTCTAATAAATGTAATGGAGCCAGTAAATGATATAACAAACCACAACATACGACAACATCATAAGGTCTGTATTGATTATAAAACCCTTCGTATGTTTTAGTATGGAGTTCCATACCACAAGACGGTATAAACTCTTTTTTGAGTTTGTTTGAAGAATATTCATCTGGTTCAACCATATGCAAAATCTTAGGGTCTTGTCTTAGAATTAATTTTGTATGATAACCTACTGCAGGCCCCAACTCTAAAACACTATCTTCTGTTATAGAAGAAAAGAATTCTTTATGAGACCATTCTAAATAATAGTCCCATCTCTCTTTTTCACTCTTCATATAGGTAAGCTACTCTTTCTCTTTTCTTTAAGTAAATTAAGGTCTAAAGCTTCTTCTTTTATCTTTGCTTTGATAGAAGCTGTTAAGAACTTACTGATACTCTCGATTTCAATTGTTCTCTTCTCGCAGTAATCCACAACCATATCCATACATGGTGAGTTCGTATTGAACGCCATCTTTTCGATATATTGTGAAAACTCCGTAGAGGTATGAAATTCCTTTGTAACAAGAAAGACATCACTAATTTTTTCTTCAGTCATTTTTATCGTGTTGTCTACGACTACTCTTGCTGTCATTTTTATTCTCCTTCACCCATTGTTTAATATAATCGTGGACATCATTATGGCATTCTATATAAGGTAGCATGCAACAGGTGCGCTTTGCTTCTCCCTTTCTATCAAATGTATGTACCACAGGATGATCAAACGCTTCTGCTATAGAAGATATTGTTTTAGGATCACCCTTTCCAAAATGTGCTGTAGGTGGAAGTTCTGGATCAGCCATGATCTGTAACATTCCTTGCACAACATCGTGAACGTGGGTAAAGTCTCTTTCCTTTTTCCCCGTTCCGTAAATTGTCAACGCTTCACCCTTTAAGTAGTCTTGTTTAAATTTCCTAACGACTGTACTATATTCTCCATAGTCAGCCTCGCCAGGTCCATATACATTATAAAAGTATAACAAAACATAGTCTAAAGAATATAACTTCCTATACAAATATAATAGCTGTTCACACATTATTTTGCTAAATGTATAAGGATTTTCTTGTGCTTCATGATATTGCGTACTCGAAGAAGTAGCAAAAAACAATTTACAATTAAATACTCTTGCCCAATCTGCTACTGCTGTGGTTGTAGCGATATTATTGGTTATTGTTTCTGATGGATATTCTAAAGAACGCCTTACCCGTGGACTATTTGCTAAATGAAATATACAGGCAGGCGGTTCTATTGTTGCGTGGTGTGGATTAAAGGTTGATACTTCAGCTTTGTGATACTCAACGTTGTCATGTTTAAAATAAACTTTTCCAGTTCTATTATCATCAACTACTGTAACAAAAAATCCTTGCTCGAGTAAGTTGGCTACAAAATGTGATCCAATAAATCCGCAACCACCCGTAACTATAATATTAGGCATATCCGTTAACATTGTATAATTATAGTTTCTTTAGAACTATTAATCAAGAGGTTTATAGAAGATATGGTTGTCTATACTAACCGTTTGAACATAGTGGTCTGCCCAATCGGGTTTGACCTTTTTACTGTGATACCACAAAGCGCCATCTGTTACATCAGTTGATTCCCAACCTAACATTACAGATGCTAACAATAATATATCATCAAAACAATCTTCAGTTATTGCATCTGACTTGCCATCACAATACCAGCTAAATTGACACGAATGTAGATCAATTCTACCACTAGGATAGTATTTGGTCTGTTTAACAACACCACAAACCGTGTCAGGGAATTTGGGGTGCTCCACTCTATTGAGTGTTACTAGGGCTACTGCAATTTGTCCTGCAGTTGATTCACTCCTAGCTTCAAAATATATATTCTCTGCCAAACATAAGACTTCTTCAACAGAGTTTGCTTTGACAGAACTCGTGAAAAAACCTAGTAACATTCCAAAAAATAATATTGGTAACAATGGCCATTTACTACTCATAGTCTTTGCCTCCTTTATTAACTGTTATTTATATGTATATTATAGACTAGTCTGAGGCAATAATCAAGCTCCAGAGTACCAAAAACTCTGTGTGTATAAATACAATATAAGCCCAAGGATAGTAATGTTCATACAACAAATATGGGAGTTTTGTAAACAATATCCTGGATGGGCAGCAGCATTTTTCTTTTGCGGTTGGCTATTGGGAGCGGTTATAAGCTCATAAATATCAAAACAGGGGGATCTTAGGATTACCCTTTTCTTTATTCGTCTGCTTTTCCAAACATAAATAAGATATATGAGACATATGATTAAGTGGCTTAAGATATGTGCCCTTTTACTTACATTATCGCTTGTTATACACTCGTTAGAAATCGCTTACGATATTTTTTATCACTCATCCAACGATAATATATTCACAAAACACGAACCTGTCAAAGGCCGTTGGCAGGGAAATCCTAAGAATCCTAAAAAAGGCAGCCCCTAAAAGAATTTATCCTTATAAATATATTGAGTGGCAGATAGTTTATTGCCACAGGGAGAAAAAATGAAAAGAATAATAACAGCTGTTTTTCTTTTCCTCACAATAACTGCCAGTGGTTGTGCTTCAGTTGGAGCGGCCATTGATACAGTAAGAGATGTTGCTTCAACAGCAATTGATACTGCTGTAAAGGGAGCAGCAAACAT